AATTTTCCAAAAGCATATAATCATATCACTCTGGAAGCCATGAAAAAGTACGCCCGTGAAGCAATCATTGCCGACCGTGAGCAGATAATCGCCTCAAACCTGGTTGACTGCGATTACGGAGAATCCAAGAAAATGGAAGCGTATTTCTTGGAAGATGAGATTAGAAAATTGCCTATAAACTTAGGTTAACTTGTTGATAAATAGTATATTTAGGTGTAAATATTAGCGATGTCACACTGGGAAAATATCGGGGAATCTGATGAGTGGTATACTCCGAAATACATTTTTGACGCATTGGAGTGCGAGTTTGATTTGGACGTTGCAAGTCCTAAAAATAAGCAGTTCCTGTCTGTCCCTGCTCAACGGTTCTTGACTTCTGATTCTTTGTCCTGTGATTGGAATGGTTTCGTCTGGATGAACCCTCCGTTTGGTGGCAGAAATAGTAAAAGCGTTTGGTTGGACAAAATATATAAACACGGAGACGGAATAGCTTTGGCTCCCGACCGGTCAAGTGCTCCATGGTGGCAAAAGGCGGCTCGGGAGTGTGATGCTCTGATGCTGATATCTGGCAAGATTAAATTTGTGAAGCCAGATGGAAGTACAGGCGATTCGCCAGGAACCGGAACTACGCTGTTTGCATACGGAGAGAAAGCAATACGGGCTCTTTTAAACGCGGAGCGGAACGGCCTGGGGATTATGCTTTTTAAAAAAATGCAGGCTTAACACCACCACCCTCCCTATTCTTACAATCGGAGCGAAAACTAAACTAAGAGAGATGAGTACTCAGAAACTCTTTGATCCAGGAGTCATTGAAAGTTATAAGTAACCCCATAACTCACCTAGCCACATACTCCAAATCCTGACCTACAACTTGAACCTTTGCCCGGTTAGCTTGTCGTCCTATATCTGCATCGAGACTTATCTTTCTTAAAGGTGGTTATCTCATCTCTGTAGGGTTTTATATCTACATAAGCTGGTTTAAGCTCTCCGATAGTGACCATGCCCTTACCGAGTCTTTTAGAGTACGGGTGCATACCTTTAAAGTATATTTCCGGGATCTCTTCGCACATAAGAGATAGTCCTTTTTCAATGTGAATGATGTCACCTTTTTGTAGCATGGGGTATGCTTCCATCTACTTGTTTTTATTTTTATCCCTTTCCATGGCCCACTGATCAAGACTTTTTCTTCTTTCCTTCTGCTCGGAGACCAAACGCTCAATGTAAGCGTCCAGGCTCAGGATTTGATCCATTAAGATCTACACCCGGTCTGGTTCACGTAACTACTTCGTTCACGACGAAAGGACTAACCGAATGTTTGAATTTATTAGTTGTAACACAATAGATACAGCCGAGCAGTACGAGCAGCTTATTAGGGCCTATCTGGTAGAGGTGCGGTAAGAATTCAATTGTTTGGCTCGAAATTTTATTTTTACGCATTTTATTTCATTTGAAATAATTAAGCAAAATATTTTATATTTGTCTTGTAACAAGATTCTATCCATAGGGAACAGACCATGAAAAGATTTACTTCGTTTATTTTCGCATTCGCACTGCTTTTGTCAATGTCCGCAGCAGCTCAGACGGTATCAAAAAGTACTCAGTTGCTGAGTGACGTGCCGGGGAAGACGGCCGCCCAAAAGCAGGCTGATACAGTCGCAAACGCCACCACAAAGACACAATCCGTTCAGATCGCCGGGTATTTCGACTCGGTTTCGATTCAAGCCAGTCTCACAAAGATTTCGGGAACAGCTGCCGGCAAAGTGTATTTGCTCGGGTCGCTTGACGGGTCGCAATATGAAAAGGCTGATTCGTTAACAGTAGCAAATGTCGCTACCCAAACAAAAGTATTTACTTCCAATCCTTCAAAGTACGTCTACTATCGAATAAGCTTTGTCGGGAGCGGGACGCAGTCCACCAGCTTTAAGAGTGTAGCAGTTTATAGGAAAAGGTAAAGGTTAGATGAGTTGGATCGAAAGCCTGGCGGCACTGGCGCTGGGCTTTTTTGTTAGAATAATCCTATGAAAGTGAGACGGGATCCGCGGTGCGGACATGCCTAAGATTTGAATTGTACAATTTAGCTTATCAAAATAAAGATAAATGGAATCAAAAAAGGTTATTGATCGCAAAAATTTGCCAAGCTTTTTACCGGTCTTCCCTGCATTGACAACATTTCTGGCATTGGATCACTGGGATGCTCCTGAATGGCTATTCGGTGTATTTGGCTTGTTCTTCGCTATGTGGTTCATTACAGCGGCTTGTAGAATCGCTATTGACAAGAAAGTAGATGTCCTATCAGAAGAAAAAAGAGGGAGTGAGCCCGGTAAATCAAAATTCCAAGAATTCCTTGATAGGTCAAAAAATCCCAAGTAGTGGATCAAATGTGAGATTGTATGCCAGCGGGCCGACCAACAGATTACGATGAAAATTATCACCCTAAATCAGTGTTCAAGCTTTGTTTATTGGGGCTTACTGACAAGGAAATGGCCGATTACTTCGAGATAGCGGAGAGCACTTTTCATTTGTGGAAGCTGAATCATCCCAAATTTTCGGAGTCAATTACGCGAGGGAAGACGGATGCCGATGCAAAGGTGGCCAGAGCGATGTACCAAGCCGCGATTGGGTATAAGCATAAGGAGACAAAGTTCTTTGTGGTTTCTCAGGGGGTGGGGCTTGGATCGGACATCGAAACGCGGGAAGTGATAAAGCAATACCCACCGGATATGAAGGCCGCCGCGATGTGGCTGAGCAACCGAACAAAGAATTGGAGAAATCGCACTCCTGAACCATCTGAGAAGGATCCAAGCGAGGCTAAGGTGAATGTGGGTCTCACTTTTACCATTATCGACCCAAAAACGCAGGAAGAAAAACCAATAGATATCTGTGGAGCTAACGAGGAAGCAAGCTGAGGCATTGGAGATCATGGAAGACCCGTCTGTAAGTTTTCTTCTGTACGGAGGAGCAATACGCGGGGCTAAAACTGTTTTTATCGCTATTTTCTTTGCCTTGTTGGCTATATTTTACCCCAATTCCCGATGGGTTATTCTCCGGTCAGATCGACCAAAGATCATGACTAACTTGCTCCCAACTATCAATTATATCTTTTCTCACCCTGATATTGATAGGCACATCGCCGATCGCAACAGATCATCATTGACGTTCACATTCAATAACGGATCAGTGATAACATTGTTCGCGGAGTCGTACTCTCAGGACAAGGACATGACGCGGTTTCATGGTTTAGAGGCTAATGGTTTTGCCGCTGATGAACTACCAGAATTTCAGGAGCAAACCTTGGATAAATTATTCGAGCGCGCAGGTTCGTGGTTAAATGCTCAGGCTGGACCTAACGGGAAAAAGCCTAGGCCGATTGTAATTGGATCTGCAAACCCGACAAAAAACTGGGTTAAAAAGAAAATTTATGACAATTGGGTTGCGGGAAGCTTGAAAGAGGGATGGAGGTATTTGCAAGCGAAAGTTACAGACAATCCGTTTGTTCCAAAGTCGTATTTAGAAAACCTTAAGAAGAATATGACCACGATCAACTATCAGCGGTTCGTTGATGGTGATTGGGAGTGGGTAGAATCAAACGGTCACGAATGGATTTTCAACTTCAACTACACTCAGCATGTCCGCAAAGTTGAGTACCTAAAAAACAAACCGTCTTATCTGACATTCGACTTTAACGTATGGCCTTACATGACGCTGCTTTGCTTTCAGATCGAAGAAGCGATGGTAGCAGGACAACAGGGATATCGAGTAAGGTTTTACGATGAAATTTGCTTGGAGCATCCGAGGAATACCGCCGAAGATGTCTGCAAAGAATGGATCAAGCGGTACCCGAAAATATACGGTCAGGTTCCTGTAAGCTACTGCGGGGACGCATCAGGAGAAAACAGGATTCCAGGATTTGGAGAGAAAAGAGCATTCAACGCAGTCCGTGAAGCACTCGCGCCATACCTGCATTCAAAATCAGACCGGGTTTACCGAAAGCAGTTCTTTAACGAGTTCCTGCGCAAGTTCCTTAATGATCTTTTCGGAGGGCATTTACCGGTTGAAATCTGGATAGATGAAGTGAATTGCCCGAAGTTCATCAAGGATATTCAGGAAACGATTGAAAGCCCTGACGGCGGATTTGTGAAGGAGAAGGCAGTGGACCCGAAGACCAAAGTGAAGTACGAAAAGAACGGTCACCTTGTCGATGCCGGGAAATACGGACTTCTCTCAGTTTTTAGTGAATTGTATGAATCAAAGTATCATAGAAATAACGGGTATTGAGATATGAATAATGAAATAATAAAAGTTGAGATAAAGCCAAATTTTGCAGGTGGATACAGGGCGGAATCGGATGGAAAGTATATTAGTCTTTATGGGAAAAGCCTAGATTTTATCTCATTCGATATGGGTGGAGAAGATGGAGACATTAAATATGAAGAGGTTTTATTAATCCCGGTTGTCGCGGAGAGAAGATCTGTTCATCCAGAAGTTATTGCTGTTAAGGATGGTTTTATACACATTGAATTAGTGTCAATATAGAATTCATCAAGCCATGATAACACCAAAACAAGGATACGAAATAATGCTCCCCCGAATCGAGGGGCATACCCGGCATGAGCATTACGATCGCACGGTAGAGCGCCGGAAGCTTTACCATGCGATGATGACCGGGGATGATATAGAAAACTATCTGACCCGGTTCGAATGCCGGGAAGATGCCGAGCAGTTTGAGGCGCGTAAGAAAGTCACTCAGCAATGCGTAACCCCTGCGATTAACGAGGCTGCGGCCAAGTTTTACAAGACCAGCCGGTACCCGAACATCAAGAAGGATCTGAAATACGAAAAGGATACTTCAAGGCTTCCAAAACTTGAAGAAGCATTGAAAAACTTCTGCCATGACGGGGATGTGCAGGGGTATCTGGCTTCGGAATTTGACCGCAGGAGCTTGATTGATCCGAATAGCTTCCTGCTGATCGACTTTAATGCGTTCGACGCGCTGCAAAACGAAAAACCAGGGGCTTACGGGGTGTTTATCCCGTGCGATAATGTGGTGGACTTCGAATACCTCCCCAATGATCAACTGAACTGGTTAATGATTGAGCGGGTCGTTACGATTTTCGATAAAGACTCGCTTCAAGTTTCGCTGACGGATTACATTGGGTACCTGGGCAATGATATTCTGGTATTTGAAGAAGTTCATGAGGATCGAAAGATCAAATTGCAGCAGGGCGGCGACTACGTGCAGGCCGGGGCGATGCAATATTACTATTACGCGCTTCACCCAAAGGCTGGCCAAGTACCTGCACACCGGTTAGGATACATCAAAGACCCGATCACCAATTACAAAACGGTGGTTTCGCCGCTGGATAATGCTGAGACGGTTGTAATGGACTTGAATAATGATAAGTCTGAGTATGATCAGACGAAGCGGTTTCATGTTTTCCCGCAGAAATACCAGTATGTGCCGGATTGCCCTGGTGTATCGGTGGTTGAGACTTGTCATAAAGGGATCACGCCGGACGGGGGAACTTGCCAGAGGTGCAATGGTACCGGGCTTGGGACAATTCATCTTTCATCGAGCGATGTAATCACACTTCGGATGCCAAAGGATAAGGATGATTATCTGATGCCGCTGGCTGATATGTCCCACTATTCAAAACCGGACATCGAAGTAATCAAACACCTTCGCGAGGATTTGGAATCGGCAAAGCTCGGGATCATCCGGGCGATTTTTACAACCGAAAGCGCGGTAAAGACCGACGGGACGGTGAAAGTGGAGGAGTCGGCGACAAAAACCATTCTTTCCGGGGATGATCTGAACAACATCCTGCTCCCTTTCTGTGAGCACAAAAGCAAGTTCTACAAGTTCATCATCCGGCAAATCGCGCTTTACAATGATCTGGCTGATAAGCTCCAAATTTTATTTGAGTACCCGCCATCGCTGAGGCTCGAAACAGTTGAGGAGTTACAGGAAAAGTTTGGAACGTTGGTCAACGCTGGGGCAAGTTCAATCTTGCTTGACGATATCGAATCAGAGATTGCCACCAAAAGGTTTATTGACGATCCGGAGGGATTGAAGCGGTTCAACACGTGGAAGGTTCACCGACCATTCCGCAACCGACCGAGTTCAGAGGTTGAATTCGCGATCGGGAACGGATCGGTGCCGAAATGGCTGGAGGTTCTTTGGGCGAACTACGGATACATTATGACCACAGTGGAAAGTGAACATTCTAAGTTCTACGATGAGCCATTTAAAACACAAGCAGAAAAGATAAAAGCCGCCGCGCTATTGCTGGTTGCTGATCTGGAACCCGAAGAGCCGGCAAGGTTCCTCGGAAATCCGGGTGAGCAGCAGGAAGAAGAGGCCGCATAAAATATTGCCCGTTTGGGTTTAGCTGAGGTATCCACCCTGTATAAATGAGACGTTGTCATGGATCAATAATGGTTTAATAAGAAATATCCTGTTACCTCCGGCGCTGATAGGCGTGATTTGACACAGGACTTTCCGAGTGAGTTGGGTGGATCGAAAGTATTCATGGCTCATTAAACCAAAGACTGGCACCGGGAAAGACTGGAAAACTTTTAATCAAAATACACATGAACGAAATCCCGAAACCACCAGTCGGAAGAATTCTTAGAGAAGGGGGTTATAGCTCCAATCCAGTCAAACAAACATCATGAAAAAATTCGTAATTCTCAAAGTAGAGTGCTACACATTGGAAGGCATGGAGGTCTCCAAATATGATGATGAAAAAGCTTCAGAGGAGCATGTGGTTTTTAAAGATAGCTACATTGATTTCAATGATGTTGTGGCAATTAGGCCGGGAATAAGACATACTCACAAGTCAGTAGTCACAATGTCAAGCGGAGATGATTTCATTGTTAAAGGCACCCCCGATCAGATTATGGCAGAAGTTGAAGCTCAATACGCACAGTTCGAATATTAAACAAATCATAACCATGATCAGATACAAAACAAATGTCTCCCTCGCTGAGTGGATTGACCAGGTAATTGACGCAATCAAGGCAGAAAAAGCCCTTTCGAAAGATCCGGGCTACATCATCGTTTCAGAAATCGACATTGAGGACGTTCAGCCAATTATTGCAGACTTTAAAAAGCAAGGTTTTTGGGTTTCCGAACCGGTTACCACTAATAAAATTGCTATTGTGTGGGATGAGAAGCAGCTAGACGGGTTTTTGAAATCAGGTTACTATTTTGGGTGATGGACGGGTTCTTTGTCCTGATCGCTTGCTTCGTTTTTGGCTTCTGCCTCGCAAGGTTTATTCAGGCTTACCGTAATTTTTTTGGGAAATGACCGAAGAGGAAAACAGAAAGCGTATCGAGAAAATAGCAAAGCAGCAGGAGCAGCTCGTCAGCCAGGTAAAGAAGGCCGAAACGGGTTTGTTCGAGATGCTATTGACATATTGGACATCTCTCCGTGAATCCCCTGCCCTATTTCGCAGGCTTTGGAAAAGGTTCGCACGAGAAAATTACGCCCCGCTGTTTGAGCAATTCGCAGTGGACATTAAAACAGTTGTCGCACTCAATGAGGAATACTTCGCCGCAACCGGCAGTACGGAGCGGGTAAAAGAAATCGCTAAAACGGTTAACAAAGTAATCGGCGAGCGAATGGGGCTTGATGATGCGGGTAAAATCATCGAAGGCGGGTATTTAGATACGCTCATTCAGGACCAGACCGCAAAACGGCAAGTGCAGCAGTTTTTTCATAAGACCCGGGCTTTGAAAAACGAAACTCAGCTGAAAGTTGAGCTGAAAGAAATGGTGAAGGGCGTGAAGGATAACGGCGGTCCGGTAAACAGGTTATTTGATAACTACGTTTACGATACCTACCAAGAGGCTGACAGGGTTTCTCAGAACGAATATGCCGAAAAACTGGGGATGGAGGCATTCATTTACATCGGCGGGGTTGTTGATGGTTCGCGCCCATTTTGTAAAGAGCGGAATGGTAAAATATTCCTGCGCTCCGAAATTGATCTGTTCGGAACCCCAAATGATAAGTTCGGGGGGTACACCAATAAATCACAGGGTTTGTTTACTGGTAAGCCCAAAGATGTGTACGATCCGTTTACGCAGTGCGGCGGTTACGCATGTCGGCACCATTGGGGCGCGATTGCGAAAGAGTTTGCAGTTCGCAAGGATAAAACGCTGAAAATCGTTGATGGCGAGTTGGTGCGGGATGGAATGCCAGAAGTCGAGGAACCAAAGCCGAAAGTGCAGCGCTTTGAAAATGCGGAATCGGTAGCGAAAGCGCAGAAGTGGGCGAAGCAAAACGATTTGGCTGGCGAAATAAACTATAAAAAGGCAACCAATACGGATATTGCCAACAGGCTTAATAAAGTACTGTTCGACTCAAAGCAAATTTACGGCGTGCGCTACGATAAGGTATTTTTCAGCACTATGCCTGACAGTCCAAATGCGTTTGCAGCAAATAAAACCGTTATTGATTCAGCTACCGGTAAAATCATAAGTCGCCAGCTGGAAATAAATTCGAAGCGATTAGCTCAGTTGAATTTAGGAGGGGGCATTGATCAGTATATAGCCTCCAAGCGTGCAAATGGCTGGTGGGCTGCTGAATCATTTGAAGATATAGTAAATCATGAAATAGGTCATTACCTCACTATACCAAATACCACAAGGGCGGATTATCATGCCTTTGTAAATGAAGTTAAAGGGGTTAAAATTGAAATTTCAAGGTATGGGGCAACGAGCGGATCAGAAGCCCTTGCTGAAATCTGGTCACAGTACCGACGGGATGGAATTGATGGATTGGAGCCTGAATGGGTTACTTTCTTCAACAAATACTCATCCATAAAAATAGAATAGCATGGAAACGGAATCCATTCAAAGCAGGCCACCAGCCTGTATTAGCTGTAAGCACTGGAAAAAAGATTGGGTCTGCGCTGCATTCCCGAATGGGATACCAGAAGAAATAAGGTCTGGTGATAATCAACATGAAAAACCCTTGAAAAAACAGGGGAATAAAATCGTGTTTGAAGATGAATTAGCTTGATGGTAAGCTGGTTAGAGTGAAGGAAAATGAGTAAATTTGTGTATTGATCGGGCCGCGAACTGAGCGCCTGGGAACGCTAACTTTATTTAAAAAAACTGTTGTTACATGAAGAAGTACTATGCCATTTTTAAGCTTAACGGGAATTCGGATTCTATTGGTTATTCTCTTGTTTCCCGCGACAACGGCGATTCTCTGTTCTTTGATAATCCTGAAGGTGCGGAGCGCTACGCAAACGATCTCCTTTTAGATAAAGGGATTTACATCGTTCAGAAGATTCTACTTCGGAATTAATGCCCGACGACGAATTCACAGAAATCGAGTCCCGGCTAAAAGATCAGTTCAATGACCTTCCAGACGACGAGCAGCTGAGGTTTTTTGTCACCACAATCATGCTTTGCCTGGACGCAGGACAAGTCAGGAACTTAATTAAAATGCTTCAAGAAAGATTACCGTAATTCCTTTGCGTTTATCGGAATATTAATTTTATTTATGTCAAAATATTTCATTTGAAATAAATTGCGCTATGAGCAAAAAAAGCACACCGAAATCTGAGACAGTCCTTGCCCAAAAAGACGGGTTCCAGCCTCGGACATTCACAATGCTCCAATTAGAATCGATGGGTACCGATCCGGGCGGAGATAGCTACGACGGATGGAAGATCATTGATCCGGTGAAAGAACCGAAAGAGGCGACTGCGATAAAAGCATCAGCCAAAACCGTAAAAGCTCCGGCGGCACCAAAAGCAGCAACCAAAACAAAAGATAGCGATGCAACTTCTGGAAAAGCAGAAAGTACAGGGGCGGGCGACAATCTCGATACCGAACGTACCGGGGGCGAAGATTCCGCACAAGGTAGCGAAGGGAACGGCAAAGCCGACTGATCACATTAAAAAAGCCCTGGGTAAGTAATCTCAGGGCTTATGTTCAATCCCAATCTATCTCAGCCATGGCAAATAGTAAGACTACGGTGCTCACAATCAAACATAAAGAGAGTACCCACGAGCAAGAAATCACTCAGGAGGACTGGGATAAACTTAAAGACCGCGTTCGTGCGAAATACACGATTACCGGAAAGAAGGAAGTCGCCACACCGCCAGAGGTAGCAGGAAAGTAACACTTGGGAGTCCACCCGCACCGGATAAAAATATTTTTGGCATCCCTTGCCGTACAGGGAAATTCAAATCAATCATTCACTTGGCAGAAGTGCCCTACAACTTCTTGGAGGAATCCGACATTCAACTATGGAACTACTCAATATCATTGCCAAACTTTTGAACGTGCCTGTGGCGAAAGCTCAGGAATTTGTCGATCAGGAGGATGAAGATGGAATTATAGAGCTTAACAAAGCCAACCTTAAAAAGAGGTTCGACGACGGGCATAAAAAAGCGACAAAAGAAGCCAGTAAAAAGGTGGTTGACGCTATAAAGTCTGAATTCGACATAGAAATCAACGGCGAAACACCGGACGAGATTGTAAACTCAATTAAGGAGGGGCTGGAAAGTAGAAGTGCTGATGATATTTCAGAGGAGAAAATCAAAGCTTCTGAGCCTTACAAAGAATTATTGACCACTCTGAACAAGAAAGACGCAGAATTTCAGCGTCAGGTCGATAAAAAGGTGAAGGAAACCGTGAAAGAAAAGGAAAAGGAGTATGAAACGGGGCTTAAAAAAGCCAAACGTCAGGCTCTGGATGCCGAAGTCGAGCGGGAAGCCGAGAAATGGCTCGTTGAAAGTAAGGCAATCCTTCCGGAAGATCCGGCAAAGCGCAGCAAACTGATTAAAGAGTTCGCCGCAAAGCTTTCAGCCGATGAAATCGAAAGGGACGAAGATGGAAAATTCATTGTGAGTAAACCGGACGGTACGCCCTATACTAACAAGGATGGACATCCAGCCACATTGGTAGACCGGTTTTCGGATTACGACTATCTGGTCAATTTTCAGCAAGTGCAACAGCGTACAAGTACAGGTTTACCGCCTACGGGGCCAGGTAAGCCAGGGCAAACGCAGTTTCAGCACTTCAAAGGGGAGGTTCCAAAAGATGAAGCAGGGATGAATGAGCTTCGTAATTCCTATTTGTACGACAAGTCAAAAGGTATCACGAAAGAAGCCCTCAAAGAAGCGGAAGCAGCATACGAAGCCGCCAAAACAGCTTAAATTAAATGGCACTTGGAGATTTTTCACCATCGGTAATGCCCAAAATCCTTGTCTCGTTGGACGATGCTATGTCCGACAGCAGGGTGCAGCAGCGAC